CACCTTTTCTTCCGAATAGGTGATGTGATGTTTCTTGAGACCATAGGTCTGCTGTTTCAGAAGCTGCTACTGTAACATCTCCTCCTCCTTTAACATACACCTTGATATATGTTGTTCCGTCTACTGCATACCAATCGTCCATTTTCTTTAATGATGGTTCTGTTGGTAATTGGTATCCTGCATCTGTTGCTTCTGTGATAGCTGTTCTAGGAGCATTGATGGCAGTTACCATGTTAGTAATAGTCTTTGCTGTTGTAGAACAGATATGGAACTCTGGTGATGTTGTAGCTGTTCCAGATAATGAAGCTACAAATGTACATACAATTCCATTAATTGTAACTGTATCTGATGCTGTTGGGTTGTCTGCTGGTGTCCAAATACCAGAGAAAGTTAGGTTGTTTGATACATAAATATCAATATCAAAATAATTTCCTTTATGGTTGTATTGTGTTGTTTTGTCTCCCAACATTGTTTGTCTGCTTGCAATAGCTTCTAATACAGAGCTATATGTTGCAGGGGAAATAACAGAAAATCTGTTATCTGAATCTACATTAGCTTCGTCTAACTTTTGATTTACTTTTCTGTAGATTTTGTCAATATTGTCTCCTGTAACAGTGATATTATTACCATCTGTTCCACCAGAATTAATATCTGCATCATCTACATCATTTACTGCGTTAGTTGCTTCAAATAATACAAATCCATCTTCTTTTAATCTTAATGCTACAACTGCATCCTTGATATATTCATTAACAACTTGTACTGCTTTTTTCATTTGTATATTGTCTAAATCATCAATGTAGATTCTTAATACATTGTGTTGATTTACTGTTAATGATTCATCTGTTGATGTTACATCAGTTGTAGTAACTTCTGTTGCTTTTGTGTATTTACCTGCTGTTAATGCAGTTCTGTATGGTCTATGTACTACATCTCCATCTTTTAAAAGAGATTCTTCTCTGAAAGATACAATGTTTCTAAACACTGTTCTCTTTCTTAATAGAGCTGCAAGCATATTAGACCAATACTCAGGCAAATATGGGTCAAGTGTATTAGCCATATAATATTGTTAAGGTGCATTGGATTTTAATATCCTGTTAGAGAATTTTTTTGTAAAAACTCTACTCTTTCATCATCTGTCATTTCATCTATGTCCTTCATAGAAGGATTATTTTTATCAATTACTCTGGCATTTGAATTAATTTTAGAATTATTACTCTCAGCAGTTCTTATGTCCTTTTGAGGTCTAAATTCTTCTACTCCACGATATATTAATTCTAAATCCGTTACACCCTTTTCTTTTGCTTTATTTATAATCTTTTGCTTTAACCCTAGAAGCTCCGTATCAGAAATATCCTTATGTTCTGTCTTAATTGTGTTTTCAAGTTTACTAAACTCATTGTTGAAATAATCATTGATTTCTTTTTCTTGCTTTTGTACTTTCTCTTGTTCTGTGAACTTTGAAAGTAAGCCCTCAAGATTATTTATCTTTTGAGACATTGGGTTTGTAATTGCCCTTAATACTTCTTTGGCATTATCGTCCAAGTTGAACTTATTTAACACTTCTTCTAAGTCAGATGATACTTCTTCCCTTTCTTCTTTGGTTTCAGCATTCTGCGACTTTTCTTTTAATTGTTTAAGTTCCTGTTTTAGTTCTTTATTTTGCTTATCTTTTGCAATTAAAGCTGCTAAAACTTTGTTTTGCTCCTCTTTAGAAGCTGTCTCAATTTTTGGTTCAGGTTTTTCTTCCTGCACTTCCTCTTTTTTATCCTCTTGAGGTGTAGAGTCTTTTGATATTTCTTCTTGTGGTTCTTCTTTAACTTCTGGCTTTGATGCTTCTAAATTTTCTTTAGTTTGCTCCATTGCCTCTTTTAAATCAGAATTTGTTTCACTGTCTAAAATATCTTTATCTGTATCTTCCATAATTTATTAAGTAGTTATTTTCTACACACACTCCATTAGGGGAGTTAATCCTTGCTATTTTTCAGTGGGTATGCCCCCACGATAATCCTTAGGGGATTAGCCGTTATAAATTTCGTTAAATTTCATTTTCTTAAACTTTTTGTTTGCGATTTCTGGTGTTGGGAATGAACCTATTAAAACTCCATCTTTAAATATTTTGTTTTTAAATAGTTCAAGTCCATTTCCTGTAATATCAGGTGTTTCTACCTCAATCTTCTTTTTCAACTTTGTGTCCTTTTTCAAGGGCTTCATTGATTTTTTTGTTGATTTCTTCATTTTGTTTTTGGTATTGTTCTTCATTACCGACCTTTGCAAGTTGGAATAAATACTCCTTGATAAGAGCAAATACTACAACCGATGACAAAAATCCTTTCTTTATTGTTCTTGTAAGTTGTTTAAGGAATAAATCTACTTTCTCATCAAATTCCTTTTCTGTTAAATTGCTTTCGTGTATTAAATCTTTTATTAACCCTTTCTTTTTGTTTGATACATTAACAAGGGCATAATTATCTCCATAGTGCATAAATACCTCGTCTGTCTCTGGGTCTGCTACTATGAATAATTTGTCTTTATATTTATGGATTAAATCCATTAAATTATTGTCCATTTTTTATAAATTTTAATTCTTCTTCTATGACCTTTTTAATTTGCTCTATATCTGGTATTTCAAATTCTTTTAATGTTTCTTCTATTTCTTTTTTTCTACCCTGTAATAATTGTATCTTTCTTATGTTTGCTTTGGATAAATCCTCTGACAGTTCCATTATCTGCTCGTTTATTATCTTATAGTTTTCTTTCTTTGTGCTTATAAAGTCTTTGATATATTTATGTTTTAATAAGTCCTCTATTATTTCTACTTTCTGTAAGTCTTGCTTGTAAGGTAATAATTCCGTTTCTTTTCCTTTCCTAAAATCAGGGTCATAATTCTGTGGGATATTATTTAATTGTTCTATTAGTTCTTTAATCATTGTATTTGCATTTCATTTTCTTGTGGGATTTCTTGTTGTGGTAAATTTACTCTGTTTGTCCTTGGTTGTTCTGGTTGGGTTGGTTGCATAGGTTGTCCAATAGGTTGTACAGGTTGGGCTAATTGCTGTTTAATACCGTCTATCTTTAAGTTCATAGCGTCCATATTGGCTTTTCTTATGGCATTTTGTATTGCAAACTTCCAATGTATCTGTAAGTATTGCTCTGCCATTTGTAATTGCTCTGGTTTTAAGTCTATATTATCAATTCCCTCTGCAAATCTTTGGCAAAATACTTGATTAGCAGTTTTACATATTTCTGGGTCTTTATTCTCTTTAATCATTTGTACTGCACTGTCTGCTTTGGCTAATATCTCTCTATTCCCATAGAAATCTTTGTCCATAAACTCTTTTACGTCTTGCTCGTCCCATTCTCCTCCTGCTAATAATTCTTCTACTGTCTTTTTAGGGTTTAATTCATTTAATAGGGCAGGGTTAGCAACTATTGCAGATAATGTTTCTGACCTTCTTTTTTCATTTATTTCTTTTAATCTTTCAGCATTAGATGTAGATTCTATTTGTATATCATATTCTGGTTCTGCATCGTGTTTGGTTACATATTCAATGTCATTTGTGCCTATAAGTCTAACAGCATATTTATTAGTCATTGCTTTACCAACACCTATTAAGAATCTCTCTGCTAATTGTTGATGTGCTTTCTTGTATGATTTATTGATTAAACCTAATCTGTCTGCTGCTTGTTGTAAGTTTCCATAGTAGATACCAACCTTGTCTTCTTCTGATGTTCCTTGTGTATCAGGAGTAATACCTGTCTTTGTTCCAAAGAAAGCGTCTAAATATTCAGCGATATTTAATGATATTGATGTTGTGTCTGGTGTTTCAAAAGTAAATATTCCATCTTGGATTTTCTTTAAACCATTCTTTGTATCTGCTGGGATTAAACCATCTCTTCTAAATTGTAATAATGAGGCGTTTTTAAACATTGTAGGGTCAAATGCTCTTTGCCCATAGTTTCTCTTTGCAACATTATTCAACATATCATTGATAACAAGATTGATAGTTGTATGTAGTGGCTTAATATCATCTGCTAATGATTTAGCACAAAAGTCTTTTGCGTCTTCATCAATTAACCATGCTACAAATGGACTTACTTCAAAGTTATCCTTAATGTCTTCCATTCTTACCCAGATACCTGTGCTTGTTTCAAATAAGATATAGTATTCTGTGTTTCCTATCTTTGTTGTCATTTCAGCAAAGTTGTAGATAATATCTCCTTTTGTTTGCTGTTCTCTTGGGTCTAATCCCCTAATAGCATATCTTTCCAAAATACTTTCCTCTGCTTGTGGGTCTTCTGATATTAGTTTGCCATCTGAACCAATCTCCATTGATACAAGTTTTCTAACTTGGGATTTATCATAAATCTTTTCTTTTGCTAATTCTTGTAGTTCTGACTTACTTCTCTTTAAGTTATATTGTCCTTTAAATCTATGCTTTTGTAAGTCTGTTCCAGCATTAGGTTCAAAGATTAAGTCCTCAAAGTTAATAGTTTCTAAATGATGCTCAAATTTACCATTGATACTATCTGACCACACCTTATATCCTCCTACACCAGCAAATATTGCTGATTTCTTTACCCATCTATCTATTTGGTCATAGTTTGCTTTATCTTTAATAATATCCCATAGGGCAGATATTCTCTTTGCACCTAAATAATCTGCTTGTTTTATTGGCTCAAATGATACTTTAACAGGGTCATCAATCTTTGCCATTAAAGTCTGAACATATCCTGACATAACAGGAATAGGTATTTTTTTATATCCTTTTGGGATTAAACCAACCTTATTGTAATATTGCTCGTAAGATTTATTTATCTCTTCAATCCTTGGTTGTTTATATTGGATACATTCATATAATTGCTCTCTTGCAATTTTTGCTATGTTGTCTTTATCCATTTTAACTTAATGTTATTATATTTATCTATTAGTTTATTGTTTTTTTGTTCAAACTCTTTGTTTATTTGTTTTTCTATTTTTTCTATTTTTCTAAAACCTCTTGCTAATCCGTATTTATGTTTCTCGTTGTTTGTATATTTTTTACTAAATTCTTTTTCTTCTTCTATTACTTGTTTCTTTAATGGTTTTTCTTTTTCCCATAAATATTCTTTTAATTTCTTTACTTCTAAAGAATAAAATATATCTAAAATATAGAAGAATGCCTTAATCCATAATGGTTGTCTATTATAGACTAATTGCGATTTGATTTGTTTTTCTGTATCTATTGTATCTGTTTTCATATTCCTTCGTATTCACAGTCAGGTATTATCTCCTGTGTAAAATCTGTGTATATACTATTGTTTTTCTCACTATTTATTTCTCCATTAAATCCATATCTTATAGCGTCCATAGGGTTAGACCATTCATGTATTGTATCATCTGGTATTGTCATAAATTCTCCTGTCTTTGGATTTATCTTCCACAAATAATTGTTATATGCTTTTATTGTCTTTGCACTTCTCTTTGTTAAAGATATTTTTAATCCTTTAACATATTGTATTCCTTGGTTTACACTGCCTTGTCCTTTTGTAGCACCTATAATATTTACTCCATAACTTGCTATCTCGTCTATACTCTTTGGCTCTGCTGAATCTGCTATTACTAATACTTCTGAGTCTGATAGGTTTTTAATAAAGTCTGCAATTCCTTTGTTTGATAATCCTTTCTGATATAATCTCTCGTCTATAATATATCCTCCATTGTATTCATAAATATCTTCTAATACTGTGGGGTCAATAGAATATCCAAAGTCTAATCCTCTTCTAATCAATCTTGCTTCGTGTGGTATTTCTCTAATAATATTCCAATCTTTATATATCTTTGCTTCTTGGTTTATAGGTTCTCCTAACCATTTATGCTTATAAAGACTTGGTCTATTTTTCTTATCATCTTCTATTTCCTTTAAGATAACATCTGGTATCCAACCATATTTTGCTGCTGTGTCATAATTACAATTAATTATTAAAGTATCTGGTCTTCCCTCAATTACCAATCTCTTATGTATTGGGTCTTCCTCTAACAATCTATTGTATGTATATATAATCTTTGAGTTGGGCTTTCTGATAGTAGGAGTTAATACTTCTATACTCTTTTCAGATACTGTCTGTGCCTCTTCTACCCATGCTACATCAATATCTTCAATAGATTTAATACTTTGCTCGTTGCCATATAATCCTTTAAAAATGAACTCACTATTGTTTAACTTATTCTTTATTGAACTATTTGTTATTTCAAAATCATTTAATTCGTATTTCTTTATAAGGTCAGATAATAGTTGATGTGAAGAATCTGCAATACTATTCTGGAATTCTCTACAACACAACACTCTGGTTTTTTCTTGTCTTGCTCTTATAAGTAAATATCTTGCTACTGTATGTGATTTTAAACTATATCTACCACCATAGACTGCTGCCTCTCTCCAATCTGTATTAAATAATGGCTTATATTCTATTGGTATTTTAATTGTTTTCATCTTCTACAAACTTTACTAATACAGCATTTAATTTTTCTCCTCCACTTGTTATGTCTTTTTTCTCTGTTGGCTTATAACCTGCTCTATCTAAAATATCTTTGTTTGCGTTTAGTCTTACTGCTTCATTTTTTGCTTTTTGAGATAGTCTGAATACTTCATTTGCACATATTTCTGCTTTGCTTTCTAAATATTCTTTAATTTTAGGTTTTTTTAAGTTT